TACATAACACCAGATTTGATAGGTGATAACCAGCCATTATTACAAGATGAGATAACTCTTACATTCTCTGGATCGACCAGAGGAGCAAAAATAACAGATATTCGTACCTTAAAAGGAGGACAGGAATATCTGTTCCGTATTGATATAATTTTCTAATGACTTTAGTAAAGACAAGAGCAGCATTTGAAACAGCAATCAAAGAAGCCGTATCTGATTCTGACCCAACAGTAACGGTAATTTTTGATAATACTCCTTTTAGTACACCTGGTTTAGATAAAAAATATGTAATGGTCAATATTGATTTTGACCAATCTACAACACAACCTCAAGGTGCAGCAGTAAATTATTATGCTGGTTCAATACGATGTGCAATTATGACACCATCTAACAAAGGAAGTGCGGTGGCTGCTGCAATAGCAGAATCAGTAATAGATGGTATGACTTCAGTAAACGCATCTGACTATACAGATACCTTTTCTGTATCACCAAGAGTAAGTGAAGTCTCTGGACCGTCAGCAGTTGTCAGCGAAGATCAAAGTCATTTTATGAGTGTCGTAAATTGCAGTTTTACAGCCAATGCCTAGACTTAAGAAATTAAGTAGATTGACGGGAGATTTATCAGTTCTTGTTATAAAAGCAAGAGCAGAAGCAGCAGCAAAAATACACACATCACTGCAGGATAAAAGTCCGTGGTTTACAGGAACATTTAACACATCCTGGAAGATACAGGGTGCTCCAGTTCGAGCTAGTTTACCTAGACGTAATAACCCAGACCAACGAAAAAGTGCAAGAAGAGTACCTAGAAAAAGTCCTATAGTTATAACTTCACTATCTAAAGCCCTTTACATAGGCAATGAAGCTGAGTACGCTGGATTTGTTATCAATAAGATGGAAAGTCCTTACGAACCTGGACAAATGTATGAGGATTTATTTAAAAGAAAAGCAAGAACAACACCTAAACCAAATGTGCCTAATTGGTATGATGTTTATTTGTTAAATGATTTTCTTACTGCAGATATGGATAAAGGTTTTAAAGCATTTGGATTTAAGATAAAACGTACTTATGGTAGATTTGGTGCTTTAAGTTAGAGTTTAATATATACTACAAGAATAGATTTAATTTTTTATGTCACCAGAAAGAGCAATCGACAAACTGAAGAAAGCCTTCAGTATAGAAGAACGCAGTAGCTACTCTATTTTTAAAGGAGAAGAACTTATCTTGAAGATATTCTGGTCACCCTTAACAATAGCTGATAGAGATGCAATAAACAGTACATTAATAGCAATGAATAAAGGACAGGAGGAAGGAAGTCTGGACTTTTCTTTGCAGGTTATTGTTACAAAAGCTGAGAATGAATCAGGAGCAAAAATGTTTTCAGCAGGAGATATACCAGCATTAAGAAGAGAAATACCAATGTCAGTATTAATCGACATAATGACTAAGATGCAAAGTATGGGCGAGGAGGAAAGCCCCGATGCCGTAAAAAGCTAGTTTAAAAAAGGACAATTTTACATATCTACAATTTTTTATAGCGGAGAAACTAGGCTACACCGTTCAAGAATTACGACATAAGATGTCCACTAAAGAATTAGTAGCATGGAACGCTTACTTTGATTTAAAAGCTGAACGTGAAAACGAAGCATACGAAAAGGCAAAAAGACAGGCTCAATATCGCAAAGTACGCTAAACTTCTAATATCTGTACTTTTGGAAAATCAGTGGCAGCAGAATACGCAGTAAATATCAGATTAAACGCTCCGAAGGTAAAGAATGATTTAAAAGGTATAAGCACTGAAATATCAAAACTAGAAAGTAGAGTTGCTAAATTAAACAGGAGTACAGGTAAAAATCCTACTAATAAACAATTATTAAGGGTAGAAAGAGATAAATTAGCTTTACAGTTAAAAGAAAACAGATTAGAGAAGAAAAATTTACAAACAAAGATTAAAGAGCTACAGACTGAAAAAAGTATATTAAGGACTAGAAAACAGAGTACAAATCTCGTTCCACGATCAATAGGAGGAGGGGGAAGTGGTAGAGCTACTGGTGGAGGCGGTTCTAGTGCAGGTAAAGGTGGAGGGGTTTTATCAAGTGCATTAATCAGTGGTTCGTTTCCACTATTGTTTGGTCAGGGATTAGCTGGTGGAGCTTTTGGTGCATTAGGTGGTGGGCTTGGTGCAAAGTTTGGCGGGCAGATGGGAGGCTTTGCAGGAGGTCTTGTTGCTACTGCTGGACTCCAGATATTTAATAATATCTCAAACAGTATTAGTGAATTTGGTGCAGCACTTACAGATCCTTCACAAAATTTAGATAAGTTAGTTTTAAGAATAAAAAACTTTGACAGGTCAATAGTAACAAGCACATCTACATTAAAAAATGCTGGATTAGATCAGGTTGCAGGAGAACTGGCCTCTCTTACTCTTCAGCAACGATTTGGTGGTCTTGATTCAATAAAAGGTCTTAATAAACAGATGCTTAAATTTCAACAAGCGACAAAAGACTTAGCAACAAGACTTAGTATTTTAGTGGCAGGTCCATTAACTGCATTTTTTAAGTTACTAACAGTTATTGCTGGAGGTACTAATAAAGCAACTGAAAGTATTACAAGTACAGAGGCCATAAGAGAGCAAGAAAAGACTTTAGAGTTAGACCTAGCAAAAGAAAAAAAGATATCAGATGAATTAGTTAAAAATCAAGAAAAATTAGCAAACCTCAAAGGCATACAGATGGACACTGAGGCTAGGCTAACTGGAAAAATTTTTAGAGGAGAAAAAGATCTTGAGAAAATTAGAGAACGGATTAAGGGAAATGAAAGAATATTAGAGTTAAGAGAGATAGAACAGGAAGTTTTACAGTCGGCACAAAAATTATTGGTAAAACAAATATCATTAGAACAGACAAGAATAGGAATTGTTAGAGGAGATTTAGACGAAAAGGCTTTATCTGTAGAGCAAAAAAGACTTGATGTAGCAAAAGCCACAGTAAAAGCAAAAAAAGCGGAAGCAAATTTAAAATCTTTACTTTTAAATAAAGAGGCTACAAAGGCAGAAATAGAAATAGCAAAAGAAAAATTAAAGAACTTAGCTACAGAATTAAGTTTAGTAACTTTAATAGCTGATGCAAGAATAAGAGCAGCCGACCCAATGCTTAGTCGTATAGATGAACTAAATAGAGAAATGCGAAAATTAAATGATACTCAACGTCAAGCAGTGGAACTGTCTAAGGTAATGGGAACATCATTTGAAGATTCATTTAAAGGAATAATCAGAGGAACTATGACAGTACAAGATGCGTTTAGAAATATGCTAAATAAAATTGCAGATTTCTTTATAGATACAGCAGCAAGAATGGCAGCAAACCAATTACAACAAGGATTACTTGGAATTTTTAGTAGAACTCTTGGTGGGGGATTAGGAGGCGGTGGCAGTAGTTTTCGTACAGATTTAGGTGGTATGATCTCCGCACCGATGTTAGACCCTGTACCAGGTTTAAAGTTTGCGAATGGAGGCCGACCACCAGTAGGCAAAGCTTCAATAGTCGGAGAACGTGGACCAGAATTATTTGTACCAGACAGAGCAGGAACTATTATTCCAAATAATCAGTTAGGTGGAGGAACAAGTATTGTTGTAAATGTAGATGCCTCTGGTTCTTCTGTTGAAGGAGATGAACAAGGAGGAAGAGAACTTGGTCGTGTTATCTCAGCAGCAGTACAATCTGAATTAATACAACAGAAAAGACCTGGAGGTTTACTTGCATAATGGCTACTTTTCCATCTATTACTCCTAAATATGGACAGCAAAAAAGATCCGCACCAAAAACTAGGACAGTACGTTTTGCTGATGGGTTTGAACATAGAATTTTATTTGGATTAGCAGAGCATCAAAACCCCAAAACATTTAACTTCACCTTTGAAGTATCAGAATCAGATGCAGATACAATAGAAACTTTTCTTGATGCAAGAGCAAATGATAGTGCCAGCTTTACTTTTACACCACCTGGAGAAGCAAGTTCTTCTCAGTTTGTTTGCGAATCATGGAGTAAATCAATACCATATTTAAACAGAGCCACGATACAGGCTACGTTCAGAGAGGTGTTTGAACCATGAGTACTGGACCTGTTTTCAGTGAAGTTCAAAAAATTAATCCTTCAGCAATTATTGAAC